CCTAACAGACACAATGAATGGACTTTGGTTAGGATCAGCACATATCAAAGGAATTAATACAAGTGTAGATCTTCCGAGTGGTTCAACTGTTGCTGGTAATTTGATCATTGATCCAGAGAAAACATTTTTCAAACGTGTGTCTGTAGATGATTTCAACGTTGTCGAAGCCAACGAATTTAGTGATACATTAAATCTCGCAGCCGGAGCTGCTATGCAGTTAGTGGTTGATTCATCTGCAGAGAGAATTACAATTAATAATGCAGGTGTAACTGGTTTAATTGGCGGCACTGCAATCTCAGTGAGCGCAGCTACAGGAAATATCACAGTAACTAATACAGGTGTTACAAGTTTATCAAATACAACAACATTACCTAGCGGACTAACCGCAGGATCTGGAATCACAGTCAGTGCCGCTAACGGTGCTGTGATGATCACTAACACAGGTGTTTTACAAGTTCAACAAGGTTTCGGTATCACTGTATCGACTGATGTATCTACAGGTATTGCAACTATTTCAAACTCTGCTCCGGCACAGGTTACATTTAGAAACTATGTGATCAATGGTGATAATTTAAATCCGATCGTAGCAGACAGCACATCCGATACCCTGTATATCAATACCGGTTATGGATTAACCACTACCAAAGATCCTTCTACAGATACTATTAATATTGCCCTAAATCAAAGAATAGATATTTTAGGTTCTGTGTTCGGTGACGATAGTGCTCTGTTAGTTGACGGAGTTATGGGTAGAATTATAGCACCGGTTTATACATCAACACTTAGAACTTCGGAAACAAAAATTGTATTAGGCTTAGATGCTGGAGGTGCTGGCATAAATGCCATAGCCATAGGAGAAATGGCTGGGCAATATACACAAGGTAATAGAGCGTTGGCTGTAGGATTCCAAGCAGGATTACAGAACCAAGGTGTAAGAGGTATTGCTATCGGTCAGGCCGCAGCTAATAGTAATCAAGGTGATAATGGTATAGCTATAGGTGAAACGGCAGCTGCCTCTGCACAAGGAATCAATGCTATCGCTATTGGTCAAAATGCAGGAATTACAAATCAAGGTGCCAGTGCGATAGCCATAGGTGCGTTTTCCGCTGGTGATAGTCAAGGTGCTAATGCTATCGCCATAGGTAGATCAGCCACAGGTAATAATCAAGTAGGCGGCAGCATAGTTATAAATGCCAGCGGTGCAGCACTGAATTCAACTGGTGCAGGATTTTATGTTAATCCGGTTAGATCAACTACGTCATCTGCTAGACCATTAGTATACAATGCATCAACTAGCGAAATATTTTACACATCAACATTAGAATTTATAAACAGCACTATTTCAACAACTGACTCTTCTGGTTTGACCGTAGATGTTCAGACAACATTTAACTCAGATGTGTTGATGGAAAATGATCTAACAGTTAACAATACACTACTAGTTAGGGGCAGTAAAATCATACTGTTAAACGATTTTAAATCGTTGGTAGCAGCCAGTGTCGATTTCGCTGACTTCAAAGCAAGAGTAGCTGCATTAGTATAAGGGGCGCATAAATGACTAAACAAACAATTAACGTAGGCGCAACTGCAAATGATAGAACTGGTGACAGTCTAAGAACTGCTTTTAACAAAGTCAACGAAAACTTTACAGAATTATATGTTGCTCTAGGGCTAGATAACAATGGTTTAAATTTAGGAGCATTTACATTTACTGGTAGTGTATTAAGCACAGACGACAGCACAAATATCACAATAGATCGTCCTGTAACAGTCAATGGTGAAATAAAAGTTCACGGAGATATTACTCCAGAAAGAAATGATATCAATTTAGGAAGCTCATCTAAACCTTTCAAGAGTCTGTATGTTAGTAACAATACAATTTATATCGGAGGTTCCGCTCTAGGAATAAACCAGTCAGGTCAACTCACTGTTGCAGGATCGGAGGTTGGTGGTAGCACAGATAGATTATCTAACGGTGGGGACGAAGTTGTGTTAATCGGTGGTGCTAATCCCTACACATTATTTCCTGCTATAACAGGCGGGGATCAACTACAGATACAAGGTGCTGAAGTTAGTTCAGTATCGGGAGGTCTTGCACTTACTTCACAAGGTAACCTAAATATTATATCAAATGGTTCTGGCACGGCACCCGGGGGATCAAAGAATTGGACATTTGGCAATGATGGTAATTTGTCGTTACCATGGGGCGGCAGTATTTTAGCCTACGACACAGGTGCTGTCGATTTAGCTGCGGCCACCGGCACCGACAGTTATATTGGTATGACCTATGATTATCGCAATTGGATGTGGGTAGACACTGATGGGGCCTACATTCGATCTAGTAACGGTGATACCATAAAAACTTGGACCTTTGGCACAAATGGTTCATTAACATTCCCAAACTCAACTGTGCAGACTACTGCTTGGACTGGAGATCAAACAGTATCCACTACATCAAGTGTGAAGTTTAATACAATTAGGTCTAACATTCTAGCACCCCTGACTACAGGTGCTACACGCTACACTATTGCTAACATCGCTCCTGAGTCTCCTTGGACTAATCCTGTTATCACTATTACAGGCACCATTGGCCCAGAGTGGGTTAACGGATCACAACTTGAAATCACAGGAGTGACTACACCCACACAGGCCAACGGCACTTGGTATGTGCAGTATCGTAGTGCTAACTCTTTTAGATTATTCAACGATGCAGGACTAACTAGTTCTCCCAATGCATCGAGTTGGGCAGCATATACCGGCAGCGGGATAGTTAAACTACCAGATAGTCCTGCTAACCTCACTGTGGTTAATAATAGCAATACCTGGACATTTGGCACAAATGGCAGTCTAACATTCCCAAATGCAACTGTGCAGACTACTGCTTGGGCAGGAATACCCGGACCATATGCTGACGATAGTGCAGCGGCTACAGCAGGAGTTGCTGTGGGATATCCTTATCATAAAACAGGAACTAGCGGACAGGTATTTGTAAGATTGAGTTAACGGTTAAATATTAAAAAGAGAGCGTATTATGGCAATTCAAACAATCAACATAGGTAATCAAGTAAACGATGGTTTAGGTGATGACCTACGCACGGCCTTTGAAAAAGTTAATGCTAACTTTACTGACCTTGTTTCAAACGTGTTTACCACAGCATCTAACATAGGCGACACCGGAACTGGTTTATTCAAACAAAAGGTCGGAGCAGATCTACAGTTCAAGAAATTAGTTTCTGGAACAAAGATTTTAATCGATGATGCTCCAAATTCTGTTATTATTAACAGCACAGCAGCAGATGCGTTTACTAGAATTGATACTAATGCAGGAACAGTTAATGCTAGCACCTTCCAACAAATTACTGTTCAAGGTGGCGACGATGTCGATGTTACCGCATTAGGTTCTGTGATCACAGTCAATAACGTTATACCAGTAACAAAAATTTTAACCACCTACGACTTTGGGCCAATAACTGGAGCATTTACAAATACCTCACAACTAGCACTAGCATTTTCAAACGTAGACTTTGGAACTGTTACACTACCATCTACAGTCAATTTAGATTGCGGTAGTATCGTTTAAGGAGCGGCTAGATGGCTATTACTTGGCTAACACCAGCAGGAAGCCTAGGAATTATCACTGAACGTGTGATACAAAATATCACGATATCTGCATCTACAAATACTGCAAATCCAATTACCTATTCAGTAATTACAGGTAATCTACCAAGAGGTCTAAGATTACAAGGAAATCGAATAGTCGGTTCCCCAGTAGAAGTAAGAAAATACACAGAAAGCAGATTTGTTATACGTGCTTCAGACGGAGTAGATCTTGAGGATCGAACATTTTCTATATCAGTGGACGGTTCAGATGTTCCTCAATGGCTTACTAGAGAAGGATTCCTTAATGTAGGTTCGGGTGATGCATATTTTGTTTTAGACAACAGCTACGTAAACTTTGCACTTGACGTATACGATCCAGATTTAAATGCTGGTGAAACTTTAGAATTTTATCTAACTCCCACAGGCGGAGAACTTCCTCCAGGACTAAGTCTCAGCAAGGACGGTATAATATCAGGATTTACTGATCCTATCTTTACAGTAGAATACAGCAGTAGTTTCAACGGTGCTTATGATACCGGAGCATTTGATATCGCACCACTAGACATCGTTGAAGCTAGATCAAACGGCTTCGATAGCTATTTCTATGATACACAAACTTTTGATTATTCAGAAGGCAGCAGAGGTCCAAGACGTCTAAGTAGGATTTATACATTTGCTGTATCCGTCACTGATGGCATCAATACAGTTAATAGACTTTTTAAAATTTATGTAGTCACTGAAGAATTCCTACAAGCAGACAATAGTATTTTACAAGTCGATACTAATCTGTTCCAAGCAGATGCTTCAGCTTATCGAGTTCCTTTATGGATCACTGAAAGCAATCTAGGCAGATACAGAGCCAACAATTATCTAACAGTGTATCTAGATGTATATGATCCTCCGTCATTGTCGGGAACAATCACATATATCCAACTACCAACAAATCCAGATAATACTACCAGTGAGCTACCTCCTGGACTAGAGTTAGATGCAGTGACTGGAGAAATAGCTGGTAAAGTTCCTTATCAAGCAAGATTATCACAGACATACAACTTTACTATGCTGGCTGTGAATTTTCCTACACAGTTAGCTAATGTAAATTATGTATGGAAAAACAATTGGAATTCTACTTCTAACTATTTTGTTAACGATGCAGTTAGTTATCTCAATGAAATTTATATCTGTATAGCTGCTAATAGAAATAAAATTCCAGATGAAACTTCCGAGTTCTGGGTCAAAGGGACAACCAGTGCTGCTAAAACATTTACTATAGAAATTATAGGCGAGATAGAAAGTGCTATTAATTGGATCACTCCTAGCGATCGTGGAACTATCAAACCTAATCAAGCCAGCACACTTTATGTTGAAGCAGAAAGTTTGTTATACGGCGGAAAGGTAGTCTATGAATTTATATCAGGAAAATTACCGCCAGGGTTAGAATTATTACCTACAGGTTTGATTGAAGGTAAAGTCAAACAATTTGCAGATTCAACTGGTCTAGGATTAACAAGATTCTTTGATCACGATTCAAGTTTAGTTGATTCAACAGGATCTAGATCGTTTAATACTTCCTTCGATGGAGCAACTACATCGTTTGATAAAGTGTATACCTTTACTGTTAAGGCTAGAGATTCTGCTAATTTTTCAGAATCAACTAAAACATTTACGATAACTGTAATCGCTGATAACACTAAAACTTATGCTAACTTATATGTAAAATCTTTACAGAATAAACAAAAGAGATTGGCTTGGTATAATTTTATCACAGATGTTACTATCTTTACCCCCGACGACATATATCGATATGGCGATGAAAATTTCGGAATACAAACAGATCTTAAGATGTTAGTGTTTGCCGGTATTGAAAGCACAGAAGCTGTAAAGTATGTCCAAGCTATGAGCAGAAATCATTATCGAAAGAGATTACTATTCGGAAATGTTAAATCTGCCAAGGCCAAAGATCCTATGACACAAGAAACAATCTACGAAGTAATTTACGTAGAAATAGTAGATCCATATGAAAAAGATGGAAAGAGTATCAGTCAAACTATAGAATTACCAAATACTATAAAAAGTAAAGTTTTGATCAGCTACGATGCTATCAAAGTAAGCAGCGATATTCCTTTAGTAAGTGACAGCGATCATCAAAGAATATTTCCAAATTCTATTAAGAATATGAGAAGTAGAGTGCGTGGTGTTGGAGACAGAGATCGAGAATTTCTACCTCTATGGATGCGCAGTATTCAAGACCAAGCCACTTCTGAAACAGGATTTGTCAAAGCATTAACTCTATGTTATGCTAATCCAGGAAAATCTGATGCTGTTATAGCTAGAATCAAAGCATCTGGTTTTGACTTTAAAACGATTGATTTTGAAGCAGATCGCTACATAATAGATATTTTAGACGGAGAAATAGAGGATAAATACCTTGCATTTCCGCAACGTGGAGAAAAATTACCGTGACCAGCAATATTAACTATCTAAGCATTAATGAAAACTTTCCTGTAGCAGGAGAGGACAATGACACACAAGTGTTCCGTGACAATTTTGATACTATCAAAACCAGTCTAAGAAACGCCAAAGAAGAGATTACAGATCTACAAACCAACACAGCTAAAACAAATCTAGATAACGATTTTGGTTTGTTTAAAATTAGCAATGCTCTATTGCAAAATAATAGACAACAAAAATGGAATGGTGGTTCTGTAACCGCTAGTCCAACAACTATTGATTTCGAACAAGGATCATATCAAATTTACACTGTAGGCGCAAACGTTACATTTGACTTTTTAAACTTTCCAGGCGACCCGGTCTTCACGGCAGAACCTTCTCCAATTGGAATGGGCAAAGTCACTTTAGAACTTTACAGCGACGGTTCATCAAGAACTGCCAGTTTTTCTACGTCAGGCGGAACAGTTATCAAATCAAATGGGTTTCCCGGATACGCAACAGGAAGTCCAATTTTGACCTTGACTTCAGCTACAAATCCTGTTATCATTGAAGTGTGGCGACATAGTCAAGAAATAATCTTTATGAGATATATAGGTCAATTTGCATAATGTTTCATCCATTTGAAGGTGATTTATCCGAACTTAAAGACGCCGAAGTTGAACAGCGTCTTTTAGAATTGAACAGAAAATACTTTCAAGCATATCGTCTGGGCAAGCCAGAACTGTTGACACAACTCGCTACTTTTGTTACAATATATAAAGAAGAACTTCAAAAACGCCATGCGGCGAAACTGAAGGACAATTTAGATGGCGATTTGGATCAACTGATCAATGTGGAATAAATTCAATACTGAGCAAGAACTAATACAAGGCGTGATAAATCACGGACCTGATATTCTCAAGCATTGTCTTTGCTCAGACGATCTAGCACAATATAAAAAACGCATATACCAAGAGCATTTACATTATCCAATTCCACCGAACGAGATAAATCCCAAACATTGGTTTATTCCGGAAGATTATTGTCCAAATCTTACCGAGATGCTTTATGGAATGTGCGAAACTGACGAGCAAAGAAATCGAGTGAGTCAGGAATTAGAACTATATATTAAACACGGAATATATGATGTATTGCATGTCATCAAATATATTGTTGATACCCTCAGAGCTAATAACATAGTATGGGGTGTAGGTCGAGGTAGCTCTGTGGCTAGTTATGTGCTCTTTTTAATAGGTATCCACAAGATCGACAGTGTTAAATATAAACTACCAATAGAAGAATTCTTCAAGGAGATATAAAATGGGTAAAGTATATACCAGCGTCAGAGGTAAAGAAATTGACATGGAAAAGCTATCGCTTAAACATGAAACATTACCTGCTGTCGGAAATCTAAAAGTAAACGCTCGAGGCGACGAATTAGGCCCGGGCGGTAAAATTGTAAGAACTAGAGAACAGATTCTTCAAGATTATTACAAAAATAATCCAAGAGCTATTCAAGAAGAACTAGTAACGAGAAAGAAATAAGATGAATCTATTACCGCATCAAATCAAAATACGAGCCCTGCACGACGATGTAATCATCACGGAAATGAATTTTGATGAAATAAAAACCACCGGCGGGATTATCCTACGAAGTGACAATGGTAAAGCCCACGGTGTTCGTCCAAGATGGGGTAAAGTGTATGCTATCGGACCTGAGCAAACAGATGTTAAAATCGGTCAGTGGATCCTCGTAGAACACGGTCGTTGGACTAGAGGAATCAAAATTGACGATGGTGACGGCGAAAAAGTAATTCAAAAAGTAGACGTTAATTGCATAATGGCTGTCAGTGATCAAGCCCCTTCATTTGCAGACGACTATATTCCTGATAGTATCTAATGGGCTTACGCAAGAACTGGGATGTAGCTGATATCGCCAATCAGCTACACTCTCTATCAAGAGAATGTAACAGCAGTTACACGGATGGTTTCACATCATTCGAATTCAAAAAAGAACTATATCTTATCAAAGAAATCGTAGACCGCGCTCTAGAATCTGCTCCAGACTTTGGAGAATTGGAGCAACGATGGTTGACAGAACAAGAACAAAAGCGTATCATTAAGATTCTAAAGTCTTAAGGAGATACTAATGACTAACCCTTTTCGGGACCAAGAAAAGTTCATGCGGGCTTGCGACCAAACAGTAGACAATTATAACGTTGATCAGTTTAACCTCTATGTAAAACTCATAGAAGAAGAATGGAAAGAACTCACTGTTGCTATCAACAATGTTGATAAAGTAGAAGCACTCGATGCACTAACTGACATTCTAGTTGTTACTATCGGTGCCGCACATAGCATGGGATGCGATATTGAAGGTGCATGGAAGGAAGTTATGCGAACTAATTTTGCTAAGATTGATAAAGACACTGGCAAAGTTCGTAAACGTGAAGATGGCAAAGTTCTAAAGCCTGTTGGCTGGGAACCTCCAAATTTAAAAGATTTCATGGAAAAGAAATGAGAATCGGATTTACTTGTTCAACTTTTGATCTGTTTCATGCTGGGCATATTATGATGCTCAAAGAAGCAAAAACTCAATGCGATCATTTGATTGTGGGTTTGCAAACTGATCCCACGATCGATCGGCCGGGTATTAAGAACAAGCCTGTTCAGAGTGTATTTGAACGTTATGAACAACTCAAAGCCTGCAAATATGTTGATGAGATTTTGGTCTACGAAACAGAAGAGGACCTTGTAAATATCTTGCTTTCTTATCCTATTAATGTTAGAATACTAGGACAGGAATATGAGCATGAAGATTTTACAGGACGCTATGAATGTATAAATCGTCATATTGAATTTTATTTCAATAAACGTGAACATAATTTTTCAACCAGCGAATTACGACAACGTGTAATTGCCGCTGAAATAAACAAAGGATTGAAAAATGCAGGATGAAGATTATCACGAACCGCCCGAGCCTTGCTATATAATTGAAGGCGAATGGGCCAACGACACAGAGGAAGAAAATGAAAGAATTATGGGTAGAGAAGTATCGTCCAAAAACAATTGACGGTTATGTATTTAGAGATGCACATCAGCGAAAGCAAGTAGAAACTTGGATTAAAGACAAAAGCATTCCTCATTTACTACTAAGTGGTAGTGCTGGTATAGGCAAAACTACTTTGGCTAAAATATTGATTAGTGAACTAGGTATTGAAGATTACGATGTTCTAGAGATTAACGCAAGTCGCACAAACTCCGTAGATGACGTTCGTGACAAGATCACTAACTTTGTGCAGATGATTCCCTTCGGTCCTTTCAAAGTAGTTCTACTAGACGAGGCCGATTATCTATCACCCAATGCGCAGGCCGCACTACGTGGTGTTATGGAAGAATATCACGCAACTGCTAGATTCATTCTTACTTGTAACTATCCTAATAGAATTATTCCTGCAATACATTCTAGATGTCAAGGGTTTCATGTTGAACGGACTGACATTACTGAGTTCACTGCTCGTGTTGCCACTGTGTTAGTGGAAGAGGCAGTGGACTTTGATCTAGACACACTTGATAGCTATGTTAAGGTAGCATATCCAGATCTAAGAAAATGTATTCAACTTGTTCAACAAAACAGTCAAGACGGAAAACTCAATCCTCCTAATCAAGGCGACTCTGGTGCAGCTGACTGGAAATTCGATATGATTAGTTTATTCAAGGCTGGTAAAATCACAGAAGCACGTAAAATGTTGTGTGGCAAATTACGTGCAGAAGAGATGGAAGAAGTTTTTGTTTGGTTATATAATAACCTTGAAATTTTTGGATCAGAAGAAAACCAAGATAAAGCAATCGTTATTATCAAGCAAGGACTCGTCGATCATACTCTTATTGTTGATCCAGAAATTAATTTAGCAGCAACACTGGTGAGACTTTCAAAGTTAGTATGAAACAAAAGTTTAAAGAAGCATACATGAAAACTGCGGAAACATTCGCAGGTCTTTCACACGCTCGTAGATTACATGTCGGTGCTATCATTGTAAAAGATGATAGGATTATTTCAATCGGTTATAACGGCATGCCTGCAGACTGGGATAATGATTGCGAATACAAAGATTATATGAGTCGAGATGCAGGTGGCTGGTTAAACCCGGACGAAATTGAAGAACGCTGGCCCTTTGAAGAAAAATGCAAAGGCGAAGAAGAATCAGACCTATACGAATATACTAGACGATATGCTTTAAAAACTAAGCCGGAGGTGTTACATGCTGAAACGAATGCAATCGCTAAACTTGCTAGAAGCACTGAGTCTGGCCTCAATGCTACTATGTTCATTACTCATAGTCCTTGCCTTGATTGTGCCAAGCTCATTTATCAAAGTGGCATTAATGCTGTCTATTATCGTGATGCTTATCGTAACGAAGATGGAGTATCGTTCCTCAAACAATCAGGAATTAAAGTAGAACAATTAGAAAAGGACGCCTGAGCGTCCTTTTTTTAAACGTCTTTGTAAATCGCTAATATCTCCTTTACAGCTTCATGACGTTCGACATCACCTACGGTAAAGTGACAAACGTCTACATAACGATTGTTTTTAAAATCTTTAAAGAGTTGTAAAAACTCTAAAAGTCCATTATTGCTAGGACGATCGGCCTGTTGTAGGTCCCCCGTAACTACCATCTTGCTTCGCTGTCCTAAGCGTGTTAATAACATTTTCATCTGTGACGGTGTGGCATTTTGCATTTCGTCTGCAATAATTACAGCATTTTTAAATGTTCGTCCTCTCATATATGCTAGAGGGCTAACTTCAATCACCCCCTCTGTTATCATGTTTGTAATTTCTCTAGCATTATAGTTTTCTGAAAACACATCCATTATGGGCTTAGTCCAAGGTTCCATCTTTTGATTAAGATCGCCTGGTAAAAAGCCATGCTGTTCATCTACGCTCACAGCAGGTCTAGTAATAATTATCCTGTCAATGTCCCCATACTTTAGCTGATCGATTGCCCATTGCACGGCCAACATAGTTTTACCCGTGCCTGCTGGCCCGATGGCAAAAACTATCATTTTATTGGGATCGTTGAGTTTGAGTAGGTAGCTTTCTTGGCTAAGATTTTTTGGATATATCTGAACTCGTTTTCGTTTCTCTTCTAAACGTTGATGGATATTTATTACATTTGGTTGTAAAACTGCCGCTTGCTGCGTTCTTTTACGCTTCATATAAGGTTAGCCCTCCTTCTTATATGTTAGGCACGGACCCTAAAACCGCAGTGTCCGCTGGCCGAACACAAAAGTATTTAATGTCTGATGCAAAATAATATGTGTTATGTTTAAATTTTCGCGATAAATACAAATGGGAGAAGTTATGGCAGACATTAAAGATATCATACAAAACATAGAACAGATCTATGGCTCTAATAATAGCCTAAGTTTGCTCAAGGATTTCGAGCGTGTAATTGACGAATTAGACGTCTACGTGTTCGATAACTGGATAGACGGCGAGCTAGTAGAGGGTCCTAAAGAATCTCGTTACTTTGTAGAATGCACGTTTATGTGGCCGGAAGATAAAATGCCGGAACCTAAAGGTGGCCTTCGTTTAATCGACTACGGTTGCAAAGTAAAGATAGCTGAAGCTAAGTTATCTAAAGTAAGAAAAATTAAAACGCCCGACGATATTCGTCCAGGCACACGTAAAGGTAAAATTGATCTAGTTCCTGTATGGATGGTAAAGATTACTATGCCGAAAAAACTAATGTCTGACATTAATAGAGGCTACACAGAATTAGATAAAAATAAAGTTGAGGACATTATCAACGTGAGTGGTGCTGTTAACGCCGACGTTAATCCAGCCGACCAACAAGCACAGGAAATGGCAAATGCAGAACAACCAGCAGCTTAATGAAGGTCTACGATCTATGGACTTGGTTGAATTGGTCCATAACAAAATCGAAATAGATACCTTTAAATCAAAAATGGGCGAGGACCGTGATGTATGTGTGGTCAGCTTTCAAGTTAAAGATCGTAGCCCGGCTAAAGATTTAATGGAGTTTATCGAAAAAGGATATCCGTTTGTATTAGATGCTGATGTCAGCTCTGGAGAAAATACCAACGGTGAATATGCTGTTTTCGTCGAATTGTCAAGAACTCCTAAACTATCAGAACAAATTAAAGATTTAATTTATGGTGTTAGAAAATTAACAGGCATAGATGATTTTAAATTTAAGTATCATAAACAAAAATCAGAACACGATTTAGCAGAAGATACTATCAAAAAAGTAATCCCAATGACACCTGGAGATTACGATGGACTCATGAACAAAATGAGAACTGAATCTGTAAAAAGATTCTTTAACAAAACGCTAATGGACGATTTAACATTAGATGGTAATGTTATCACTATCCATAAACCGTTTGATCAAAAAATACAACTACGTTGGTTAAATGAAAACGATCCACAAGCGATTGTAGAAGGTGCTCCATCTGTTGATCCTGAATCATCAGCTGAAACTTTTTGGCTTACTAAAGTATTAGGCGATTACGATATCAATAAATTTGGAGATAAATTACTGTTCACAAATGGTGCAACAGCTATGTTATTGCAAAGGATATAATAATGAGTTTTACATTTGATTTTACCAAAGCACAATTAAAAGACATGATTCCAAAGAATCCATATGTAGATCATTGGTATAGTGCTCTTTCAGAAATACTTCCGGAATATGAAATCAATACTCCACAACGTGTAGCAGCCTTTCTAGCACAATGCGCTCACGAAAGTGGTGGATTCATTTTCTTAAAAGAAAACTTAAATTATAAAGCAGCAAGTCTGCGCAAGGTATTTCCTAAGTATTTTCCAGACGATAATATCGCAGCACAATACGCCAACAAGCCACAAATGATCGCAAACAGAGTCTATGCGAATCGTATGGGCAACGGTGATGAAGACAGCGGAGACGGATACCGTTATTGTGGTCGTGGATTGATTCAATTAACTGGTAAAGACAACTATACATTCTTTGCAGCAAGTTTAGACATTCCTATAGAAGAAGCCAGCGAATATCTAGAAACATTCGAAGGTGCTGTGCAATCTGCTTGTTTCTTCTGGGAACAAAATAAACTAAACCAATGGGCTGACAAGGGAGACATCCTAACATTGACTAAAAGAATCAATGGCGGAACTATTGGATTAGAAGATCGTATCAAGCATTACAATCACGCTTTACATATTTTTGGAGTAGCCTAAAATGTGGATGTTAGCATTTATACCAGATAGTTTTCTTATCTATGTTATCAATGCTATCTTAATCGCAGGTGCGGTTGGTTCCTTTTTATTCTTTTTTGTCTTACACAGAATTCTGCGCTGGTTCCCAGCACTTTCTCCCTACTACTTGATATTACAAGTAATCAGCGCAGTCCTTTTAGTAGCTGGTATCTATCTCAAAGGTGGTTACGGTGTTGAGATGGAGTGGCGTGCCAAGGTGGCAGAACTTGAAGAAAAAATTAAAAAATCAGAAGAACGAGCACCACAAATCAATACAGTGATTCAAAAAGTCTATGTAGACAAAGTTAAAACTGTAAAAGACACACAATATGTGATACAAGAAAAAATCAAAGAAGTCGAAAAGATTATTGATAAAGAATGTAAAGTTGCTCCTGAGGCTATAGACTTACATAATGCTGCGGCTAAAAATGCTAAGCCAGGAGAATCAAAATGAAAAGTATTCTCTTACTAATTCCTGCCTTGCTGTTAACTGGATGCCTAGGAACAGCTCCAGTTAAAAGAAACTTTCCAGAAGCGATTCCGGAAATCATGCAGGCTTGTCCTGAATTAAAAGAAGCAGCAAAAGAAACACAAGAATTAAGCAAATTGCTTGATGTAGTTGTAGTAAATTACAGCACCTACTATGAATGTCGTGTAAAAGTAGATGCGTGGATTAAATGGTATAACGACCAAAAACAAAATTTTGACAGCGTGAAATAATTTTTTTGAAAGGAGCGCAGATGGCTAACGTAGTAGACACAGTTTTAAAAATGTTCACAAAGGACGCAAAAGATCCCGATGCACCAAAGCCAGCACCGGGTAGCCGAAGTGAGCGTGAAGCAAAGATCAAAGACAAAGCAGGTATGGTTATTTCCGTATTCGCGTTGTTCCTAGCAGTAAACAGTTGGTATGGTGGGAAACTATCCAGCACAGTATTAAACAATACATTAGGTGCTAACAATGCTTGGGCACAATACCAAGCAAAAAATAATCGTTTAGTTAGTTATGAAATCGCATCAAAGACAACTAGTGATCCTAAACTAAAGGCAGAATTTAAGGCAGAAGCAGAACGCATGGACAGCGATAAGAAAGAGATCGCTGTTAATGCACGTAAGATGGAAGCAGATCGTGAACTAGCCAAGAAATCTAGTCCATGGATTGGTTATGCTTCTACCGCGTATCAGTTAGCCATTGTTGTGCTTTCCGCAAGTATCCTTGCAGTCAGTATGCCAATGTTTTGGAGTAGCTTTGCAGTAGCAGGCGTAGGATTAGTATTATCAGCCAACGGAATCTTCCTTTGGTTTTAATTTAGATAAAGGAGCGACTAATGACAGATCACACAACGATGAGCGATAGTGAAAAGAAAAAAGAAGATTGGATGAATGCTAAATGGCGTCCAATGATGGGTTGGATGTATATGGTTGTCTGCATGATGGACATGGTCATATTTCCAATCTTATGGAGTTTGTTACAAACTCTAACACATAGTCCTATTACACAATGGAATCCACTAACCTTACAAGGTGCTGGTTTATTCCATATCGCAATGGGTGCGGTATTAGGTATCGCGGCATTTGGTCGCACACAAGAAAAACTAAATGGAGCAAACAATGGCGGACTATCTACACCAGCAAGCAGCCCTTCAACATTTAGCCCTGCTCCAGCAGCACCGAGCAGTTTCGGCGCACCAGCTACGCCAAGTTTCGGAGCACCAAGCACCCCAAGTAGCTTTGGCGGAAGCAGCTTTGGAAGCGCACCTAAGCCGACGCCAGCGGCTCCAGCAATGAGCAGCACAGGTAAGCCAATGCCAGTGCAGCCTGATCAACCCGAACTATAAGGAGACATTATGAAACATTTAATTTTTGTAGCAGGCCTAGCATTAGCAGTAGCATATCCTGCATATGCTGAAGGCGAAACTAAAAAAGTCTGTATCGATGTTAAAGGCAAAGACGGCAAACCAGAAACGGATAAAAAGACTGGAAAAGTGAAACAAAGTTGTAAAGAAGTTAAAGTGCATAAAAAGCACGAAGGCACAGCAGTTCCTGAAAAGAAAAAATAATTCGAGCTCAGTAAATCTGCATTAAATAAAAGGACTGCTTGACACAGTCCTTTTTTTATCATATAATAATAACATGGATTATTACGCTACCTTAGGATTAAAACGAGGCGCAAGTGACGCCGAAATTAAAAAAGCATATCGTAGTTTAGCTATGAAGCATCATCCTGACCGCGGAGGTGATGAAAAGAAATTTAAAGAAATATCCACCGCTTACGATGCTCTAACCGATCCTGAAAAGAAAAGAATCATCGATATGGGGGGAGATCCTAATGCTCAACCAGGCATGGGAGGATTTAACCAAGGTCCCTTCGAATTCCATTTTGGAACAGGCGACTTAAACGATTTATTTGGAAACTTTGGTTTTGGTTTTGGCCAGCGTCCGATGCAAAGAAACAAAACTCTAAATGTTAATATTGAAATTACTTTAGAAGATGTGCTACAAGGAAAAACCATTGATGCTGAAATAGGTATGCCCGGAGGAGTAAAGAAAATGATCAACATTTCTATTCCTCCGGGTGTAGAGCATGGACAGCAGATTCGATACGAGGGGATGGGAGATAACTCTATAAGAAATCTTCGTCCTGGGGATCTTATCGTTAATATCATGATTAGACAGCATCCTCTCTTCAGACGTAACGGAACTGACTTAGCTATAGATCAAACTATATCTGTATGGGATGCTATATTAGGAACTACATTATCTATCACTACATTAGATAATAAACAATTAGATGTAACTGTTCCCCCAGGAACACAACCAGAGACTGTGTTAAGTTGTAACAGTCACGGATTGCCTCATATTAGATCCAAGCACAGAGGCAAATTGTTGATAAGAATAAAAGTTATGGTTCCAAGGAACTTATCTGAAGAAATGTTAGAAAAGGTAAAAATTATAAAAGATGGAATTTAAATTAGGACCACACGAAAGTCTAGTTCAGATCAGCACACCTTGGAATTTTGCTGCCGATGGAGATGCTGAAGAATTAGAAAAATCCATGATAGACTTTATGGTCGAAAGTCATGGCATTGGATTAGCAGCTAATCAAATAGGCATCACAAAAAGAGTATTTGTAATGGGCAGTAATAATATCGAAGGATTTCCTGCACCTTTCGCATTGTTTAATCCTGTTATCAAAGAAGCAAGTTCGGAATTAGTATTAGACGAAGAAGGGTGTTTAAGTTATCCCGGACTGTATCTTAAAATTAAAAGACCAACATGGGTAGTAGCAGAGTATCAAGACAGCAAAGGAAATACTCATGAAATAAAAGTAGACGGTTATCTAAGTAAATGTCTCCAACACGAATTGGATCATTTAAACGGTGTTTGTTTCGTTGACAGAGTAAGTCAGATGAAATTACAATTAGCTATGAAGAAAATTAGGAAAAAGAAATAATGATCGAACCAAGCAATCAATTGCAGGCCATTTTTGAATTTTCAGTTGAAACTGCAAAAAAATTAAAACACGAATATATAACCATAGAACATATTGTTTATGGAATAGCTTGCGAGCAAAACTCTTTTGAAATGCTAAAAAGTTTTGGTGCCGATGTTGACTTTATTAAGAGCAATCTCGAGCATTTTCTAAAAAACAATCTAAACGATATCGTTAGCCAAACTCAAGGTGCTGTAAAACCTAGAAAAACTAATTCTGTCGAACGAGTTTTAAATCGTTGCTTTACACAAGTATTGTTCGGTGGCAGACAGCGTATGGAAGTTGCTGATGTTATCATTAGTATACTTTCAGAGAAAAACAGTTTTGGTTATTATTTCTTAACCAAAGGTGGAGTAACTAAAGAAAAATTTGTAAAATATTTTCAAGAAAATCTAGTCATCGAAGAAGATAGCGAAGAAGAAGAACCGCACAGAATTGTTAACACATCTCAACTAGATAAAATATTGAATCAATTTTGCACTAACTTAAGCCTCAAGGCCAAACAAAGACTGATTGATCCTGTTATCGGCAGAGACAACGAAATCGAAGAAATACAGTTGGTATTAGCTAGACGAAATAAAGCCAACGTGTTAATGGTGGGCGATCCTGGCGTAGGCAAGACTGCTATCGCAGAAGGACTTGCACGTAAGATTCACGAAAAGAAAGTTCCTAAATTTATTCAGGACCATCAGGTTTATACATTAGATATCAGTGCTCTTTTAGCAGGTTCTAAGTATAGAGGTGACTTTGAAGAACGTGTCAAGGCTGTGTTAACGGCTTTAGAGCGCAAGGGAAAAATCATCTTGTTCATCGACGAAGCACACATGATGCAAGGTGCAGGAGCAGCGAACCAAAGCTCTAATGACATGAGCAATATGCTTAAACCTATTCTAACCAAAGGTGTGATCAAACTTATTGCCAGCACCACATGGGAGGAATATCGTAAGCATTTTGAAAAGGATCGTGCGCTAATGCGTCGATTCCAACGTGTTACTATCGACGAACCTACATCAGAGCTAACAGTTAAGATTATCAAAGGTGTAAGAAAGTATTACGAAAAACATCACAATGTAAAAATTACAGATGCTGCGATTGACCAAGCCGTTAAATTATCTGTGAAATACATGAGCGATAAAAAACTTCCAGATAAGGCCATTGACATTATCGACTGTGCGTGTGCAAGGTATAAACTCAAAGACGATGCCTCCATGGAAGGTGTAGAACAACTTGTTGATATCGAACAAGTTACCTACGAGCTCAGCAAAATGATTAATATGCCTCTTGAAACTGTGGCTCAAAAGGAAAGCAAAAACTTATCTGGTTTAGAAAACAATATGAAAAATGTTGTTTATGGACAGGACAAAGCTGTTGCTACCTTGCTAGATAAAATTTTTGTAGCCCAAGCAGGAATGAAGTCACCTAATAAACCAATCGGTAGTTTCTTGTTCTTAGGACCTACAGGCTGCGGTAAAACTGAAACTGCTAAACAGCTCGCAGAAAAAATGGGTATGCAATTAGTCCGTTTTGATATGGGTGAATATCAAGAGAAGCACAGCGTGGCTAGGTTGATCGGCGCTCCTCCGGGATATGTCGGCTACGAAGATAATGCCGGTATGTTGATTACAAAACTTCAAGAACATCCTAACAGTATCTTATTGTTAGATGAAATTGAAAAAGCTCATCCAGATGTTAGCAACATTTTGTTAGCCTTTATGGACAACGGATTTGTCACTGGTTCTAATGGCAAAGTGGCAGATGGTAGAAACACCATTCTTATTATGACCAGTAACTTAGGTGCTGCCGATAATGAACGCAATACCATAGGATTTGGTGAGCTAGAACGTGACGGAGAAGATGATAAAGCTATTAAGAAATTTTTTGCTCCCGAATTCCGCAATCGTTTAGATGCTGTGATTAAATTTAACAAACTAGACAACTCTGTGGTTGAACAAATTGTTAAGAAGTTTGTTGGAGAACTTAACACACAACTCAAAGACAAAGGTATTGAAATTGTTTTAGAAAGTTCTGCTGCTAAATGGCTAGCTGAAAAAGGCTACGACAAGAAGATGGGTGCAAGACCGTTAGCTAGATTGATCGATAATAAACTTAAGACTCCATTAAGTCGAAGAGTATTATTTGGAGACCTAGTTAATGGCGGATTGGTAACAGTTTCTGTAGTTAAAGACGACTTAGAATTTACAATCGCTGAACTTCCAAAACCGTTAACAAAAGAAGAAAGAAAAGCTATCAAAGCTAAAAAATCTTTAGATCAATTAGATGAAACAGTTCAAAGCTAAACAGACCACTAGAAAATTTTATAACAAGTGGTGCTACAAAGTTTCTTTAGAAATCAAAGGAGCCGCAGTATTCCGAACGGTTCCTTTGTCTGAAGTTGAACGTTATTGTGATAAATGCGGCGGAAACAGCTATCGTCATTCTATTGAAACAAAGGTATTTCATAACAAAGAACAAATAGCAGAACTATCGAAGTTCTTGCTTAACTATGATCCTAGTATATGGTCAAAAAGAATAGAAAATTCTAATATAGACTTTTATACTAACGATTCAAAATTCTATAATGATATCTCTAATCAATATAAAGACTTTGTTAACCTCCGCTTTGAACCTGATGTTAATTCTAATATATTAGATCAGCCTCAAGTTATTGTGGGCAAAAAGTTGCCGCATAACAAATATCAGTTTAGAGTCTATCTATTACCTCATAAACTAGCAGGCGACACGGAAGAAAAAGAAAAGTTCATCAATTGGATGAAAACACAAAATTCCAAGATAAGATTAACTGATACTGTAATTAAGTGGTTCATGCACACTGATTGGAACTGGGATCGTAGATACATTTTAGTCGAGGACGAGCCTACACTATTGATGTTAAAACTTAGAAATTCGTCAGTAGTGGGTCGAATTTATAATTACGTAATTTCCGATAAATAAGAGATGTCCACTGAAAACAAAGAATTATTATCTGACAAATCCGAAGTAACCGCGGATTTCGTCTACGGCTCTAAAAATAAAGCAGCAGGTTATAACAAATTTAACGATGGTTTACACACTGTTGTGTATGAATTTGATAACTTTGTTGGCGTTGCTAAAATACAAGGAACGCTAGAATTAGAACCAGGAGATAATGATTGGGTAGATGTTTACGGCACTACTATTACAGTTGAAGACAGCACTCCCTTAATATCCAACGAAACTGTTAATTTTACAGGCAGATTCGTCTGGATTCGCGCTGCATATCGTGTAGATCAAGGCACGATTGTCAAGATTCGTTATAATTACTAAGAGTTAAAGTTCGATAAATATAGTATTACCTCACGAGGAATACTATGAGAGACCTTTTATCAAAATTAGACGCAATCGTTAGCGAAACAGCCCTTAGAGACAAAGACGATTTAGATGCCAAGCGCAAAGCTCTGCAAGATCTACAAATGGATCCTGTAGCTTCTAAGGACCCAGAAATCAGTCAAGCTATTGTCCAACGTAAAGCAGATTTAGAAAAAGAAGCTAAAGCCAAAGGCTTTGCTGAAGAATTCGAAATCGGTGATGACTTTGGTATTAGTTTTTCAGAAGATTTTGAAATCGCTACAGAAATCACTGACATTTTAGAAGATGGTATTGTTATCGACTTAGATGACATAGCACTTGATATGTTAGCCAAAGAAGGTTTGGTATTCTTAGACGGTGAAGTTATTCGTGAGGAAAAACAAAAAGGTCTAGATGGCAAAGCCTGCTGGAAGGGTTACAAGCGAATGGGCACTAAAATGAAAGGTGGCAAGCGTGTAGATAACTGTGTCAAGATGGAAGATCATGGACCAGAAGATCCCAAGGATCCTGTAAACTACGGTGAATACGATCGTGAAGGTGATATGGCCAAAGACGATCTTAGAACCATCGATGATGCTGCCAAAGAATTATATGCTATTTTAGATGCTGACGAAAATCTACCAGAATGGGTTCAGGCTAAAATTACTAAGGCTGTTGATTATATCGATACCGTTAGAGACTATATGAAAGCTAATAAGTATGCCGAAGATGTTCAAACAACAGAAGCAAAATATCACGGCAAAGAAGTTCCGCTTGGTAAAAAGTTACCAGGTGATGTAAAAAAATCAAAAGTCTATGTCCGTAAGCCTAACGGTAAGATTGTCAAAGTAAACTTTGGCGATAAGAAAATGCGTATTAAGAAATCTAATCCGGCACGTAGAAAATCTTTCCGTGCTAGACATAATTGTAAAAACCCAGGTCCACGTTGGAAAGCACGTTACTGGTCTTGCAGGAGCTGGTAATGCTTTTAAAAGAAATGTTTTCGCCGATTGGCGCACCTAAAGAAGACGATCAAGAAATTGATTGGTTAGATGATTTAAAATTTTTTATAGACAACGATGATCAAATGTTGAATCGTTATTTTTTCCCAGCTGTTGATCGTCATAAAGAACACAAGGGAAATCCTAATGTTTTTAAAGTTTATATTAGACCAATTGAAAATTGTTTAAATCATTACTGTAAAATGTTTGACATCCAAGATAGAGAAGAAAAATTTCCTAAAGAAAAACTAATTGACCTTGCAAAACGCTTTGCAGAAGAACAATCAAGACATATTGAGAAAGGCGATTACAAGTAATGTTTTTAACCGAATTGTTTGAAGCTGGTAGCAAACACGTAACATTCTGCTTTGGTAGAATGAATCCTCCTACCATCGGGCACAAACAAGTTTTAGATACGATGAAGTCTCAAGGCGGCGATATGAGAATATTCGTTAGCCAAAGTCAAGACGCTAAAAAGAATCCTTTAGATTACGGAACAAAAATAAAGTTCATTAAAGAAATGTTTCCCGAATATGCAGGAAATGTAGTGGACGATCCCAGTCTAAACACAGTTGTTAAAGTAGCATCATATCTACACGATCAAGGTTATAACGCAGCGACCTTTGTAGCTGGTAGTGATCGTTTAGATGATATGAAAAAACTTCTCGAAGCATACAACGGTGTTGAAGGTAAGGCACACGGTTTCTATAAGTTTGAAGTTTTAGATTTTGTAAGTAGCGGAGAGCGTGAAGATGGTGCTGAAGGTGTTGCTGGAGTGAGTGCCAGTGGTGCTAGAGCTGCTGCTGCCAACAATGATTTTGAAGCATTTAAAGAAGCCACAGGTGCAGGAGAACTTGCTAAACCCTTGTTTGCTGCTGTGCGTAAAGGCATGAAGATTGCAGAAAGCATTTCTGAAGCTCCTATTGAAATGGATCCGGCAGATCCTATGGATCCTATGATTCACAGTCATGACAAAGCTAATCCTGCAAAATTAAAATATCGTATGATGCGAGCTGCTGGACAGATAAAAGACCTTGCTGCTCGTGTCGACAAAGCTAGTCCTTCAGAATGGCAAACAATGACTCGCCAATTTGAAGAATTAAAGATGAAT